CCTAAACCTTCTCTCTTTGCTAGAGTGAAGGCTTTCTTTCGAACAAGATGTACTAACAAAGTTTCTTGTTGTAATGATTCGGATATTTGCATCTTCAAGAGTGGAGATAGATGGTATGAGTACTATGATGGCAGATGCCGTGAAGTACCGAGTCCTGGAGAGATGAGAATGATCAAAGATATGAGAGAGTTTCAAAAGAGACTCGATCGTGCTGGTTATTCTAGGCCGAAATGGCGTGATGGATTTTATACGTATGAAGATTGGGAATTACAAAGTAATTTTACATCTTCTTATTTTGAGAAAACTTCAATTGAGTTTCCACATGATATAAATCGACATATAATTTCCTTTTTAGTTGCACACAGAGGGGGTAGGTGTATAGTAGGTTCCCATGATGGAAATGCTGCCACCTACAGCAACTATTCAGTACCAGATATTGGTACGTATTATTTTAGACGTATGTATAAATTACCATCTTTTAGATTTACATCTATACAACAACGTCTTGTGTTTAATGTTGAAGGTGAATTTCGCCTCGCATTAGTGCGCCAAAGAGAACTTCATTTTGACATTGATTTAACAACTTTTATCAGTAACATTGATACTCGTAAAGCGAGTGTACAAAGTGAAAAAATAAAGAGTTGGAAAATGGTTCGTTATAATGAAGTCATTGAAGATTGCGAGAAGCAATTATTAAATGAAGTACCTAAAACTCCATCTTGTTTGAGAGATGAAGACGGATTTATATTAATTAATACTGCTGAAGCTAAACTTCAAGCAAATTTCCCTTTGGTTGGGCGTCAGACTTTAAGTCAACAACTTAAATCACCATCCCTGGAGTATATGATTAAACTTCTTGAGGATGTAATGATTTATTACGGCTTAATTCGTGCCCAAAATTCGATAGTATTACCCACGTTAGCTTTTGTTAATATGAGGGGTGATACTGGAATGTCGACAAGATTGTTGGATTTTTATGAAAATGTCATTTATAATGGTACACAATCTGTCACCACGTTACCTGTTTTTGATCAGGCACGTGGTTTCTTAGAAAATTTTGAAGAATTGCGAGAAACTGCGGTCTTCAAAAAATTGTATAGATTGTTTATGTATGGACTAGCTTGTGATATTTTCAAAAAAGCTGGTATAACCATGGATAATCTTAAGTACTCTCACATGGAAAAAGTGGCCCTTAAAAAGAAATTTTATATGGGGTTAGATTTTTACCATTGTATTGTAGACACCACTCTTTTTATTTGTGAAATTGGTTATCAAATCTACCAAACTGGTAAGTTAGATGCCATTTTCCATTCAGGCAAAGCCTACTCGGAGTGGTTTGATGCAGCTAACAATTTAATCTTACAATCTGAATATTTACAGGATTGTGAAGCTGCTGGTTTCACAGAATGTCAATTTTTGGAAGATTTGGATAAATTGTTAGAACAAGGAGAGAGTATTAATATCCATGTTTCACGCATTAAAACTGGTGAAACCATGGTTGTTAAAAGTAAGTTGTTGCAATTGAAGCAGTTGAAAGCTCATGTTCTCTGTAATGAGAAAGCACGTGAGTCTCGTATACCACCTTTTTCCATTTTGGTTAGTGGAGATAGTGGTATTGGTAAATCAACCATTAAGGATATGGTTTACCATTATTTTGCTAAGTTGCGTAACTTACCCCATGGAGATAGTTTTAAATATACCCGCACTCCTACTGCAGAGTATTGGGACGGTTTTAAAACTAGTATGTGGTGCATTGTCATGGATGATATTGCTGCCATTAAACCAAGTGTTGCCCAAGGAGTTGATCCTTCAGTGGAGGATATTTTGCAGATTAATAATGCAGTACCTTATATGCCAAACCAAGCCAGTTTGGAAAATAAGGGTAAAACTCCTTTACGTGCACACTTATTGATAGCAACAACTAATACTATTCATTTTAATGCACCTCATTATTTTGCTTTTCCATCAGCAGTTCAGAGACGTTTCCCATATATAGTTGTTCCACACCCTAAGCCTGAATATAGCAGTGCGGATGGGCAGTTGGATTCAACTTTAGTTGGTGAATTAGCTCCAAACAGTTATCCTGATTTGTGGACATTTGATATTATTCATGTTGCCGTACAGACTGGTGATCACACTTCTGAGCCTGCGACTCTAACAATTCAACATAAAGATTTATCTTTAAAAGAATTTTTGAGTTGGATGGCTCGTAGTGTCGAAAAACACTTCGACAATCAAGAACGTGTGATGAAGAGTGTTGAGCAAATGAAGAATATAGAAATTTGTAAAACTTGCAAATTACCACCAAATTATTGTGGTTGTGTTCAAAGTGAATTACATCCATTAATAAGAGCTTATTATTTGCTTAATATTTTGTGGTTAGCTCTGTATGTTATTGAATATTTCATAATACGCACATTTGCTATTTGGAATTGGTTTGGCGCTATTCGTATATGGTGGTCCATTCGTATGCGTATTCGTTACTTGATGTGGCGTTTTCCTACGGAAGTTCGTAATTATATGGAAAGACGAGTTGTGATTCGCTTGGGTGAAAATGTTCAAGCAAGTCTTCAATACAAATATATTTTTGCTACAATTGCATCATTGCTTGTAGCTGGTAAAGTATATTTACGTGTACGACAAACTGTTAAGGAAGCAACAGAAATTCAACATAATGAATTTAAAGAGAATGACAACGAGAACCCTCCAGCACCTTGCAAGGAAGAACGAACAAATGTGTGGTATAAAAATACCTATGAATTAAGTAATTTTGATACCACACCAATGATGAAATCTATGAAAGGTATGGATGTAAAAGATATTTTTAATATCATTTCTCGAAATGTTCTTCATTTAGCCTCAAGAAAAGGTTCCACAACAATTTTTTGTGTTGGTGGTCAAAAATATTTGATAAACAATCATTTTTTGGCTGCACACTCCTATCCATTTGAAGCTACAGTTATTGTTGGTACAATGAAAGATGGTGTAAAGGAAACGAAGAACATATGGATTTTTGAAAGTGCTATAACTAGCACAAAAAATCCTGAAGTTATGTCATTGACAATCGCTAACCTTCCTCCGCGTAGAGATCTCTCTAGTTTAATTGCTAAAAAAGATTTTGGAGGGAGAGTTAATGGTTTTTATGCAATTACTCGTGGTACGGGAGAAAAGATTTGTCTCCCTTTGAAGAACTTCACTGCGGGACGTCAACCACTTATACATAGTGAGTTACCAAATGATGTTGAGGGAGTTTGTGCCTTGAGTGATACTCCAACAATTAATGGGGATTGTGGTTCGCCTATGATAGCGATGACACCGCAAGGACCAATGATTGTAGGTATTCATACTCTTTACCACGCCCGTGTAGCCATGAGTGCCCAAATTTGGGAAGAAATGTTTACGCCATGTGTGATTCAGAGTGGAGCACCGTTACTGGAACTCGAAGGAACAACAATACCGGTAGAGTCTTTATCCAAGAAATCTGTTTTTAGATATATGGAGAAAGGCCACGCCAATGTATACGGTTCCTTTAGCGGGTTTCGTAGAGGAGGAAAATCCACTGTGGAAATCTCACCTTTAGCTGATTCCTTATTATCTGAGGGTTTTAGTGTGAAATACACTAAACCTATGATGAAGGGATGGTCTCCTTGGAGACAAGCCGGTGTCCACATGGTTGATACCATTACTAAATTAAATCCAGATGTTCTAGAAGTAGCAAAGAAATCTTTTTTGAAAGATATTTTGTCTAACTTAAAGAAGGACGATCTAGATATGCTACAAGTGTATGATGAATTCACCGCTGTGAATGGTTGTGCTGGTGTAGCTTATGTTGATGGTATTAATAGAAATACTTCTGCAGGTTTTCCTTGGAAAAAGTCCAAGAAATTCCTCTTGAAGAATATGGAAGATCCTAAAAATCCAGATGCAGTTATTCCTAGTGAAGCCGTAATGGAGAGGATGCGCCAATATGAAGACCATGCAAAACAGGGTATACGTAGTATGCCTGTTTTCGTTGGCCATTTGAAAGATGAAGCTGTCACTTACGAAAAGGCAGCAGCAGGTAAAACAAGAGTTTTTACTGGAGCACCTTTCGATTGGTCCATTTTGGTCAGGAAGTATTTATTGAGTAGTATTAGGTTGATGCAGAATAAAAGATATGTCTTTGAATCTGCTCCTGGTACGATAGCTCAATCGAGTGAGTGGGACGATTTTTATCATTATTTAACCGCTCATGGGGAAGATAGAATTGTAGCTGGTGACTATTCAAAATTTGATAAGAAAATGCCACCAGAGATTATTCTAGCATCTTTTGAAATTATTAAAGAGATGTGTGAAGCCAGTGGGAATTTCACTCCTGAACAATTGAGAGTGATAACTACAATAGGTTATGATACAGCATTTCCTCTGGTTGATTTCAACGGAGACTTAGTGATGTTTCATGGATCCAATCCATCCGGACATCCGCTTACAGTAACAATTAATGGATTAGCAAATTGCTTATACATGAGATATTGTTACTGGATTTTGAATCCAGAACATGAATGTGATAGTTTCAAAATCAATGTTAATTTGATGACATATGGTGACGATAATATCATGGGTGTGAGACCTGGAATCGAGTGGTTTAACCACAAAGATATCAGTGAGTGTCTAGCTCATGTAGGTATTGGTTATACCATGGCAGATAAAACTTCAGAATCTATTCCTTTTATTAATATTCGCGACGCTTCTTTCTTGAAACGTTCGTGGCGATATGAGGAAGAGTTAGAAAAGTTTGTTTGCCCTTTAGAGTGGGATTCCATTGAGAAAATGCTCATGGTTTGGACGATATCTAAGACAGTTAGCCTTGAAGAACAAGGTATGGCTGTCATTGAAACTGCCTTGCGTGAGAGTTTTTGGTATGGAAGATCAACCTTCAATCGCATGACAAAACTCATGCAAAAGACGGTAAAAACTCTAAATTGGGAAGATTGGGTTAAAGAATCCACTTTTCCTACCTTCGCTGAATTATGTAAACAATACACGATTCAGTCGGAGAAATTAGAATCTAGACAATGAGG